TTACACCCTTTTAAATCCTTTTTGTGGGCCGTAATTTCCAAAACGTGTTGCTTTTTCATCCTTAACCCACCCAACAATATTACTAATTATTTGATTTATTTCTTTTGCATCAGTTCTTTTCATAAATCGTAAATCACATTTTAAACATTCCTCATATACTTCAACAGCACACACTTTTTGTCTAAATACCATCTGATTTCCTTTATCAAAATCACCAGATAAAATATTTAATCTTGAACTTTTATCAAGTGAATACCAGTTTTCAGTAATAGGTTTATCAAGATAATCACGAATTAAACCTTCTTTTGCGTTAGATTCTTTATGATGTTCCCGTGCCACATTGGCCAACTCTTCGGCCTCCTTACTAAGTTGCAAGCTTTCACCCATTAGAAATAATGCGTAAGCCTCGGCCCACACCTGGTCAACCTCTTTTGGCAAATCATCCCAAACGCTTTTTTTAATCTCACCTACACATATATCTATTGGCCAAAAACGTCTATTTCCAGTTGGATCTTTTAAAAATTCATCATCATTTGAAGTTCCATAGAAAACACATCTTCTAGGATATTTACTTGTGCGTCTACCGTAAGCTTCCCTGTATATATCTTCTCTTTTACTCAAGAACTGTTTAATTGCATTCGTATCATGCCTATTCATAGCAGTAAGTTCTCCTACCTCTACAATCCAGCTTCCCTGGATAAGTTCAGAAGCTTCTTTACCTTCAAAAGTTTGTAAGCTGTCGTTAAACCATTCTTTTCCTAAGATAGAAAAGAAAGTACTCTTACCAACTCCTTGTGGCCCAGCTAAAATTGTCATTACATCGAATTTAACTCCACCAATAATGGCCCTGGCCACCGCAGCTACTAAACTTTTTCGAATAGCTTCTCTAGAAAATACATTATCAGCCGCACCAAAATAATCAATAAGTAGATTATCTATCCTAGGTACTCCGTCCCACTGTAATGATGTTAGATATCTTTCAACATAATTTATCCTATTTCCATCACTTACTATTAATAGGGCCTTGTCTTGCTTATCCTGGCCCGTTATTTTATAAACTGTTTCTAAGTACCTAGAAAAGGAAGCATCATCAACTTCAGACCAATCTCTGTGATCTTTATTTGGGTCATAATGTTTATCCCACGGAAGTTGGCCAAAAACTAATCCTCGATTACTAAAAATATCAATCGCAATTTTATCTTTTAAATTCGGATCATTTTCCAGTATCAAAACTATATTATTAATAGTCTTTTGAATTTTACCTTCTTCGCTTCTTTCAAGTTGAGAAAGCCAGTTTAATTCATCTTCAGTATTTTCTTCATCATTACTTACGATTTTAAAAACATCCTTAGCGTTGGCCACCATTTCACTATTCATCAAAGCTGCTACATTAGCATCTTCAAGAGCTAGTTTTTTCATGGCCATGTAAGATGGATATTTGCTTACAGGTGTTCCGTCTTTCACGTTCTCATCAAGGTTGCTAAACTTGTGTATTCTTATTAGGTCAAAAGCATTAACAAGTTGGCCACAACATGGATCAGTTGCGTGATGTGAATATAAGAATTTATTATCATAAAGTACAGCTCCACCAGAAGTACTACCACCAGTGAAAGTATATCTATCAGGAGTGGCCGTTGCTTCGTATAAAGCAGGGATAAAAGTTTGGATGGCCGTTGTGATATCATAAACTTTACAAAACGAACCAACTAATCCATTTTTAGTTAATGGATCTTGTTGTCGGGCCAAAAGTTGTTTTTGTTTAGTGTCTTGACCAGGGACGTGTGGCCACGTTGAAATGTCAGTCCAGTCAGCATACATATTAAGAACGCCAACTCGGCTACAAAATTGGCCGGGATAAAACTGGAATATGTACTCACTATCCACAGAGCAAGATGGATAGTACATAAATCTGTTAACTTCAAAAGTAGTTGGATCACAATTTTCAATCCCTAACAAGCTACCTAATTTTCTAGCTATTGGCTCGTACTCATCAGGAGTACAGCTTTCATCAAGTGGAATAAGCACCCTAAGTCTAGGTGTATAATTACTGTGTTTTCTCGTAGAATAAACAACAGAAGTACACCCAAGCGAACCTACTCTTTTTAAAATATCGTCCGTCATATTAGGTTGAATATTATCTAAATCTAAACAGACAACATCACGGCTGATTATATTCGTTGCTTTTCTTCGGCCATCTAAAAGCTTAGCACCTGTGAAGCCCCCAACATCTTTTAGATTATCTTGATCAGATTTTTTCATCTTGAGAAATTCATCATATTTCTCTTGTGTTCTAACTGGAGATTTTAAAGTTTCAACAAAGTCAAGCCAACTAACATCTGTATTTTGCCAAATAGTTGCTTTTCTGTGATTTGCTTTAGCAATTCCTAATAATCTATTTGCTTGCACTTTTTAACCTCCTTTCTAATCTTTCATATAATATTTAGTCTCAAATCCAGCACCTTTTAGCACTAATCCAGGAGCCCAAGGAATAGGCTCAGCCAAAATATTATTTACATCTTCTAGTTTTTCATCATCATAAGCATCTATTACCACTTCATCGTGAATGTGCATTACAACATCATAATTTTTTTCGTACAATCTTAACAATGTTTCTGCTAGGCAATCTCTTGCTATTGCTTGAACAATATTCTCGACTAGCTTTCCTCCATAAGTTGAGTTAACTTCCCATTTTTTAGTAGTTTGGTTGACACCATAATAATGAAGTGCATCTTTTTCAAACTGGTTCAATTTTAAAAATGGCTTAGGATAATAAAGTGAGCGGCCACTAGGTAATTTAATTGATATAAAATCAAGACCGTACAACATATCCCATTCACGTTGAATCTCAAGTCCTCGTACATATTGAGTTCCGTTGCCATTCATAGCTTGAATTACAGCATCTCCAACTGCATACCACAAGCGAACAATGTTCTTATTAGCTTCTCTCCAACGAACTTTAATATCCGTAAGTTCTTCACTAGTAAGACCCATTCTATCAGCTCCCATTGCTATTAAAGCTGACTCTCCGCCTTGATATCCTAATGCTAATGTTGCTACTTTACCACGTTGCCTTAAGCTATACTCAGGATTACCTTTTGAGATTTTATCAATCGGAACATTAAACATCTGACTTGCTGTTGCTTCGTAAATTTTACCGTGCGTTGCGAATACTTCATTGACCCACTCTTCACCGGCTAACCAAGCAATTACACGTGCTTCAATAGCACTAAAATCACTTATTATAAATTTATCTTTACTAGCAATAAATGCTGTTCTTACTAATTGGCTTAAAGTGTCAGGCACATTACCATATAGAAGTTTTAACGCTTCATAATTACCAGCTTTTGCAAAACTTCTAGCTGTGTCTAGCGTATCTATGTAGTTTCTAGGTAAGTTTTGAACCTGCACTAATCTACCTGCCCAACGGCCAGTCCTGTTAGCTCCGTAAAACTGTAACAGCCCCCGAACTCTATCATCTTTACACATCGCATTTTCCATTGCTGAATATTTACTGACGCTAGTTTTTCCTAACTGCTGCCTTATCTCTAAAACTCTTTTAACTTTCAACGGTAAATTATCTCTTGATAACAAGTCAGAAATAACATCTTTTGTTAATCCATCAAGTTCTTCACCTAATTGACTTTCAATCCAAGTTTTAAGTTGGCTAACACTATTTGGATTTTCAAGTTCCGTAATTTTAAAAGCTTCCTCTGTTAAATTATTAGTACTTTCAGAATCAATAGAAAGCACACCATTTACTAATGCTCTATCCACCATTACTCCGTTAGCGTTCATTAGAATATCCATTTCCCAAAGTTTTTGCTCTTTTGATGGAACTTCAAAAGCTTTGATATATTGATATATTTCATATTCTGCTTCTACGTCCTGCTTATTATAATCACAGTATAGCTTCCACTTCTCAAAATCATGATGCGGATCATTCCAAGTTCTACCACCATTAGTTTTAGTAGGTTTACAAGGAACAGAGAAATATTGAATTAATCTACTTCCAGTTGTCAGCTTTTTCTTATCCTCAGCTATACCAATTGCCTTACCTGTCATTCCTAATCCAGCAGGCAATCCTAAATAAGTAGCGTGCATCATAGTGCACCTCCACTGAGATATATTCGTCTCGTATCCAGCCATATTTAAACAGTACCATTCAAAAGCAGCATTGTATGCGTGCTTAATACAATCTGGATTATTTAATAGGGCAACGATATCATCAGGAATTTTCTCACCTTGTTTTAAATCTATCAATTTAACTTCCGAATCATTAAGTTTGTAAGAGAATAGCAAAATTTCAAAGTCTTCAGATTGAGCATATTTGTAAGCCCCACATTTAGATATATTCTCACTGCTTCGTGTTTCAATATCAATACTTAAATGTTGCATATAGTCCTCCTAAAAATTTAGGGGGGCTAACCCCCCCCCCTTAGTAATTTATTAATATTAAAGTGGAAGTCCAGTTAACGGATCTACACCAAATGAACCTTGTTGAGTTGGTTGTTGGTATTGAGGTGTAGTTTGTTGATACTGCTGTACAGGTTGTGCTTGTTGCGGATTCGGGAATGGATTAGGATTTGATGCACCACCTAACGCTGTAAATAATTTATCTGCAGATACTGGAGCACCACCTAAGACTTCACCATCTCTAACTTTTTGGATGTGTGTAAGTCCGAACCCTACACCTTTTTTCCCCGTGTGCATATAAGGGAAAACATTAATAGCTACGTTTGCATAAACTCCTGAATAAATTTCAGATTGATTTAAGATAGGCTGAACATTTTGATCTACAATTTGAGGTTGTCTATCTGCATTTGCACTTGCAGTGAAAACCCAACAACCTTTACATTCATCTCCGAATGGTGTTCCATCTTGCTTCACTCCATCACCATCATGGATAGGATTAGCAACTACGGGAGGCATTACACCGTTCCATTTCTCATTTAACCCCTTTTGAGCCGCAGCTTGAATTGCTGCATCTAATCTTTGCTTACTATTTAAATCGTTTTTCGGTAATAAAATTGTAGTGCTATATTTTGGCGGTAAGTCTGGATTATTTGAGTATGGTTTAAATACATTCACATAACTTAATCTCACGTTTTGTACTACTGCTGTTGTTTCATTTGTCATAATTTTAAAATCTCCTTAATTTCTGTTTTAATTTATTGGTTTAAATATACTTGTTGCTTTTACTGTGTCAGTAATCGCAGGTCTTTTATCATTTTCAAATACTAAAGTAGGCTTTCCTGTACTTGTGACAACCATATCACCTACTAAATTATTAAATTGTTCTTTTCCAAGGGTCTTTTCTAGTTTGGCCAAAGTCAACGGTACTTTATCAAAGATTATTGCTTCATCAATACCGCCATCAATTAGTTTCTTAAGTGCCTCATCTTGATTAGTCCAAGAGCGGGAAGTTCTACCAGCTACTGCTTTTAGTCCTTTAACCTCTTCACCAGTTAAGCATAGATTCAAGGCATAGGCTTTTAAATCGTTAACCCACTTCGCTATGTCTTCACCTCGTGAGATATATTCGAATAGCTTATCTCTAGGAATTTCATTAGGATTTAAGTGTATTTCTGATTCAAGAGATAAATTATTCTCCGCCCTGGCCGAGCAAATATCACGGGCCTTACAGAATTTACACGCCTTAGCCGATGGAACTAATTCACCTGTTCCACTTAGAGCCTTACTTGATTGAACGTTGAAATAATCACCCCACAATAATAATTCTGTTAGGTCAACTTCCCAAGTTGAATAATTATTTAACCGTGGCTGTACAATATTCATTTCAATTTTTTTGATATCATAAATTAAGCTAAAAGCGTTGTAAGCTCCAAGTGCATATAAGATTAATTGTTCATTTTTCTCAGCTGAGACAGGAACACCTTTTCCGTATTTCAAGTCGATTATAGAAAGTGTAGATCCGTGAATTAAAATACAGTCACAAGTCCCAAATCCTCCTGGCACCCATCTAGAAAAATCTACTCTTTTTTCAATCTCAATATAAGGCTTAGATGGAAAGCTTAAAGCTTTTTCTTTTATAAAGTCAACATAAATATCCGTGAATCCATCCATTTCAGTTTGATATAATTTATCTTCTTTTATCTTTTTAACTGCTGCATTAAGCTTTCTCTTACCAAAGCCTTTTGAATCTAAATAATGCTTTAATTTAAGTTCACTTAATTCATGAGCTAATGTTCCTTCCTTTGCGTATACAGACTCAGTGTCTGGAATACCTTCTTCCATTTGAACACTACCAGGACAGGTGGCCCACCTACTAGCACCACTAGCACTAAGCTTTGCATGAGCCCTTTCTTTGTGGTTAATTTCTGTCATTAGATAGCCGCTCCTAATTCTCTTAATCTTAGTGCAAAAGCTCCGTATTGTTCAGCAGGTAGTGTAGTAAGGGCTAATGAGTTAAACTCTTGTAATAAACCTTGTAAAAGTTGAATTTTACCAGCTTGAACTAAAGTACTTGATGCACGTTGTAAGTCTTCTAATGTATAAGTTTTCTCCACAACAGGTACTGCAGTTTGTACTGTTTGTTGAGTTGGTACTGTTTGCTGAACAGTTTGTGTTGGTGCAGTTTGTGTTGGTACTGTTTGTTGAGTTGGTAATTGAGTTTGTTGCACAGGATAATCTTTAAAAGCCTCCACATTAACTGCTACATTCTCAACATCATTTCCATATTTAGCTATAATTTCATCTAATAAAAGGATATCGTCCTTATTTGTGATTAACACATTTGCATTTACTATTAATTTCATTTTTTAATCTCCTATTTTAAATCTTTTAATAATCTTCTACCTTCTTGAATATACTGAATTTTAATATTATGATCTGTACATTCTTGAATATTTTCTATAACAACATCAACTAATTTCTTTAAATATCCTCTTCTTGAGAACTCTTCTGAAGAATGGTTATAATCTTTTAAAAATGCTATACTTTCTAAAGCGGTATATTTACCATCCTCGATTATAATTTCACCATTATTTTTTAATCTGTTTAAAGGCATTCTCATTTTGTCATAGGGAAAACCTAAATCGTTAACTAAATCATACTTATTACATCCAGGATTAGTGTATATATAATTTCTAATTGCTTGAGTTAAATTAACTCCAGTATTCTTCCTCATTCTTAAAAACCTCCATTTCAAATACTTTGTTGTTTAGGATGTCTATTACTTCTCTTATCTTTCTACGTTCCAATGATTCAAAATTTGCATAATCTACACAATCGGAAAGCTTGTTTCCTGTGAATCGTAAATCTGCTATGATATCTGAGTATTTTTTATTCTCCATTTTCTTCATCTCCTAATTTATCGATAAAATCAGATATAACAGACTTAAATATCTCTCCACCATCTATCATTACACAATTTATATTTCTATTTTTTAAAAACTCTTTCTCTTGAGGAGTTAATAGAGAATTTAACTTATCAAATACAGCTATCTCTTCTTCTTTTTCGTTTAATAAGTCATTACCTTTTTCATCAAGTAATTTTGCCTTATAATCCTTGCCTAAAATAGAACTAATTAAGAATGTTGCTTCTTGAATGATTTTCTTAATATCAGATGTTGGTTCATCATGTTTTTTACACAGTCTAAAATACCTTTTTCCAATATTTCCGTACCAAAATGCTTGTTCATGAGTAAAATTAGTATCGTTTAGTAAATCTTTTAATATATATCTTGTTTCAAGTTGTAAACTATCTACTACCATTTCTTTTCCATCTATAATCACAGGAACATTTTTAAGTTCAAACTTGTAATGTTTTGGATTAGGTTTGTTAATTTTATCTTTTGTCACTTGATTTTTCCTCCTGTTTGTGTTATTTTAAAGTTGTATATTTTTGTAAGTAGTCGTTGTTTTAAACGGCTATTTTTTTGTGTTTTTTCATCTTAATACCCCTCTTTTTGTCGCTGGATATTCACTAACGATTTTTTCTTATAAGCTTCAAATAAATCTTCAAAGCTGTAATAAATCATTGCAATGTTTAAAATCAACTCAATAGCAAATCCAACTGACTGCTTATAAACTGTGTTATGCACTCGTTTAGAGAATAACTCACCATGTTCAATCTCATTTCTCATTAATTTAATGTGTTGTTCGTTATTCCTATTTAACACAGTTTCACATCTATCAATTTCAAAATGTTTCTCATCACCATTTAATAGTGACAATGCGAACGCTAGACAATCAGCTAATTCATCTAGTTGTTTTTCAATCGGTGTCTTATGCTTTTTCCAAATTTTGAAAAAACCTATTGCATTGTACCATTCGTGAAACTCCTCACTTAATGCTGTTATTATTTTGTCACGTTGCCATGTTTCCATATGACTATCTACTTCATGTTGAATAATTTGTAATTTTACTAATTCATTGTATAGTTCTAAATTTTGCATTCTATTCTCCTTTCTTCTCTATATAAATCAAAATACTTTCATCTTCTAAATAATTTAAAAAATCTCCAAAATGCTTACAATCATTCTCTTCGTATAACCCAGATAAAACTGCCACTAGTGTGTCGCTTGGTATTTTCACGTGATCAAATAGATTACTTCCAGTATTAAAATGTTCACCTTTAATCAACATCATTTTCTATACTCCTTTCAATTTATTTAAATCTATATCTAATGCATTTGCTAACATCACAACGTAATCAAATTTCAATGTAGTGTTAATTCTGAATCTAAAATTGTAAATGCACGTTTTTGGAACACCTCTTATTTCAGATAATTCAGTTGGATTGATTTTTAGTTGTTCGATTTTTTCAATTAGCAAATCTCTAAACTTCATACTGTATTTATTGTTGTTTTTTCTACTGACCTTGTATCTAGTCATTGCTTTCACCGTTTTCAAACACACTCTTACCACGTTCATCAAAATTGTAAAAAATCAATGCTGTAACACCTATTAGCACTCCTAAAATTCTAGTGTAATCAATATCAGTCATTAAGAATGTGCAAATAGCGATTGTTGTTAACGTCAAATATAATGTGTTGAATTTTCTTTTTCTTAAATTATCCATGATATGCTCCTTTCTTTTGCAAATCATTGTATAAATGTAAAAACATCTCCACTCTTGCATAATGATATTTTTTTAATCTTTCATTAACTCTACGAATTAAATCGTATGAATTATCCAATTTCATAATCTCAGGTTCAATTTTATTAAGCGTATATTCAGTAATCTCAGTCTTGTTAAATAAATCTTTTTTATAAACCCAAAATTTACGTTCGGCTAAAAGTTTCTCATAAGCTTCATCTTGTTCAGATGTATTAAATTTCATTTTAATCACCTCCTTAAATTTTATATCAAATTAAATTTGATATAATGGATAAAAATTAAAACCTAATGTTATCAAGAGGAATCCCAAAAATTAGACTTAATTCCTTAGCTTGTTTAACAGAAGGGGTTTGTCTATACTTCTCCCAATTCACTATAGTTTGCTTTGTAACGCCTAATTTCTTAGCTACTTCTAGCTGAGTTAACTGTGCGTTTTCTCTAGCGGCACTAATTGAGATTTCTAATTTAGCCACTTTATCACCACCATTTTTTTTTATATTCTGAGATTTTCCAACCTCACGAATTTAATTATATATCAAATTTAATTTGATGTCAATACTTTAATCAAAAAAAAATTTTACTTTTTGTGTTGAAATTCAAAATAAATTTGATATAATATAAGAAAGGAGTTGAATAACATGAGCAACAATCAAAAAGAAAAAATAATTTTTTCTAATAACTTAAAAAGATTAGTAGCTAATAGTAACTTACCTCAACGAGAAATAGCTAAACGAATTAAGGTATCTCCACAAACTTTTAACACGTGGATGCAAGGAATTGCAATTCCTAGAATGTCTAAGATTCAATTATTAGCTAATTTCTTTGCTATAGAAAAATCTGATTTGATTGAAGAAAAAAGTAATATAGTTTCTGAAAATCGAGATATATCTATAATGGTAGATGATTTAATGAATAATCTAAATAGTACACAATCCCTAATGTTTAAGGGCGAACCAATGGACGAAACAACAAAGGAGTTAGTGCGTGCTTCTATCGAGCAAGCGGCCCGAATTGCTATGGCACGTCACAAAGAATCTAAAATTGACGATTAAAGAGATTTATACTTCTCTTACAAATAAATACGGAACAAACGATCCATTGAGAATAATTAAAGAATTAGGAATAATTGTACAATTTGCCGACCTTGGAGAAAACAAAGGTCTATATCATACGTTGGAAATCGAAGATAACATTTACCACTGCATACACATTAATAACAATTTATCTTCAAATGAACAAAGGTACACGCTAGCACACGAATTAGGTCACTATATACTACATCAGGGCTCTAATATTCATTTTCTAAGACGTGTTACCTCTACACCTCTATCAAGGCAGGAAATAGAAGCAGATTTATTTGCTAGCTATTTCATCGTGTCTGATGAGGAAATAAAAGAAATCAATAATTTAACATATATTTCAGAATCATATAAGCTAGACTACAGAATTTGTGAAAAAAGATTAGAATATATTAATTAAAGGAGATATCAAAATGAAAAGAAAAGTATTATTAAATTCACTTATAGCAGGGGCTATATTAATTAGCGGTTGCTCTAGTAAGGAGGAAAAAAAGGAAGAAAGCAAAACTGAACAAACTCAACCTAAGGAGAAATTGTCTGTTGAGAATATCAAATATGAAAATAGAAAAGATCCTGATATTAAATATGTTAGCTATGGAATAATCAAACTTAGTGCTGATGAATGGAGTAAGCTAACCGATGAAAAACTTAACACTTTCATTAAGCAATGGGTTGAAAAAAGAGATGCTTATCATCAAAAATCATTGATCATATACAATGAATCAACAAAGAAAGCAATTATTGCTTTAGGTACAGAAGAAACAGTTAACTATAGACCATTTGAAATTAACGTATCTCAAAAATCAAAATTTGACGTTTCTAACCCTACTTCTACAATGTATGTATGGAATGGAAAAAACAAAACTTACAACCATGTAGAATCGCAAGTCAAGCTAGACTTAACAAAATAAACCGTATCGAATTCGACACGGTAAGAATAATTTTAAATTAGACACAAAATTAAATATATGATATAATGATATTAGATTAGAGGGCCATGCCCACCGTGAAGAAGTCTTATATCATTAGATAAAGGCTTCTTTTTCTTTTTAAACTAGTCAAATTCGACCAGTTTAGACAAATAAAAAACTCCCCCGTCCGCCAAGATAGTGAGAGTTTTTGTCAATCATAAGTCCGTTTCAAGTATTAATATATCGTCATATATTAATAGGATTCTCAAAACTACTTAAGATGTGGAGCGAACCTCGCTCATTTAGTTAATTATAGCACACATCTTAATATTTTAAAAGAAAGGATGTGTATTTTATGTGGTCAGAAAAGACTAATAACGGTAAAATACGATATTACGAGAGAGTAAAACAATTAAACGGTAAATTCAAGAAAATATCTGTATTATTTGATAAAGACACAAAATCAAATAGAAAACTAGCGATGGAACTATTAAGATTAAAAGAAATCGAAGAAAGTTCTGTTTTAGATACTGGAATTACATTTTTTGAAGGTTTAGAAATCGTAAAAAATAAACATTTTAAAAATATTAAACCAAATACTCAAGTTCAATACTCTACTACAATGAAAAAAATAAAACGTGTGGGATATGATATTCCACTAAACAAAATAAACGCTAACTATCTTCTAAATCTTCTAGAAAATTTAGCAGTTTCAGATGTTAATTATAATTCACATTTAGGTTGCATAAAAACATTTTTAAAAGTTTTGTATCGATTAGATTATATTGAGGATATAGCTTTTTTAGAAAAGATACAAAAGAAAAAAAGAACTGTCAAAGAAGAGACTAAATATCTAGAACAAAATGAAATAGATCAGATACTGGATGATTTAAATGATTATCCTTTTTACAAAAACATAATAGAATTTTTAGTAAATACAGGACTACGTTTTGGAGAATTACTAGCATTGACATTTGATGATGTTGAAGATAATATATTATCAATAACAAAAACTTTAAATATTAACCGAGAAATTAATTCGCCTAAATCAAAAAGTAGCAACAGAAAAATATCGTTAAATCAAAAATGTTTAGATATCTTAAAAGAGCAAAAACTACTAAAATCTAATTATAAAATACTCTATAAAGATTATAACGATGAAAAAAATCTTATATTCCCCAATTTCCATGGAAATTATATTGTACCTTGTCACTTTAGAAAAGAGTTAAAAAAGCTAGTAACTATAAATTTCAAAATTCATTCGTTGAGACACACTCACGCTAGTTTGTGTATCGATAAAGGAATACCTATCGAGTATATATCCAAAAGATTAGGTCATGAAGACACAAAAGTTACACAGCGGATTTATATCCATAAAACTGAAGCAGGACAGAAAAAAGAATTTGATTTATTTAAAAATATTACCTTTTAAATATAAAAAGAACTAACTTTAAATTAAAAGCTAGTTCTTTCTTTTTTTATAAGTTTGCCCTTTTTTTGCCCTTTTTTTATCGGATACCTATTATAAATCTTGATATATCAACGTTTTCTTATTTATGTTTCATGTATGGGAAAAGTAATACGTCACGGATTGAAGCTGAGTTAGTTAATAACATAACTAATCTATCAATTCCAATTCCTAATCCACCTGTTGGAGGCATACCGTATTCTAGTGCTTCTACGAAGTCTTCATCCATTTCATAAACTTCTTCATTACCAGCATCCTTTTCATCCATTTGAGATAGGAATCTTTCTTTTTGATCGATTGGATCGTTTAACTCACTGAATGCATTCGCATGTTCACGTCTAACGATAAATAGCTCAAAGCGATCAGTAAATCTTGTATCTTCAGCATTTGTTTTAGCTAATGGTGATACTTCAACAGGGTGTCCATAAACAAATGTTGGTTGAACTAATGTTTCTTCTACAAATGTTTCGAAGAATTCATTAATAATATGCCCAACTTTCATGTCTTTTCTAACTGGAACATTGTGCTCTTTTGCTAATGCGTGAGCTTGTTCGTCTGTCATTTCTGGCCAGAAGTCAACACCAGTTACTTCTTTAATAGCATCTACCATGTGAACACGGCGCCATTTTGGAGTTAAATCAATTTCATCTTCACCATACATAATTTTTGTAGTACCGTGAATTTCATTACAGATGTATGCAATCATAGACTCAGTTAAGTCCATAATATCATTATAGTCAGCATATGCTTCATATAACTCAATCATTGTAAACTCAGGGTTGTGTCTTGTTGATACACCTTCGTTACGGAATGCACGACCAATTTCATATACTTTTTCTAAACCACCAACGATTAAACGTTTTAATGGTAATTCAAGAGCAATACGCATAAATAATTGCATATCAAGCGCATTGTGATGTGTTACGAATGGACGAGCTGCAGCCCCACCAGCAACAGAGTGCATCATTGGAGTTTCAACTTCTAGGTATCCACGTTCATTTAAATAACTACGCATAATTTGAATAATTTTTGAACGTAAAATAAATGTTTCTTTACTGTCCTCATTCATAATTAAGTCAACGTATCTTCTTCTATAACGCTCTTCAACATCTTTAAGACCGTGGAATTTGTCAGGTAGTGGACGTAGTGCTTTTGTTAAAATTTCAAATTTATCAGCTTTAACAGATAATTCACCTACGTTAGTTTTGAATAGTACTCCTGTTACACCTACAATATCACCAAGGTCAAGAGTCTTGAAGTATTCATAAGAATCTCCTACTCTATCTTGACGAACGTAAATTTGAACTTGACCACCTAAGTCTTGAACATGAGCAAATCCTGCTTTACCTTTACCACGTTTTGTCATAATACGTCCTGCAATTGTTACAGAGATATTTTTTTCTTCTAATTCTTCTTTACTATATTTATCATATTCTGCTACAATTTCATTTGAAAGATGAGTTCTTTCGAATTTAGTTCCAAATGGATCTAAACCACTTTCTCTCATAGCTTCCATTTTTTCACGACGAACAAGCATTTGATCATTTAAATCTTGTACATCTACTTTAATTTCTTCTGTCAT